GGAGAGTGACAATCCAGAACTCGTGCAAAATTATTTTGAAACCTCGAGCAGTCAAAGGGTAGTTGCCAAAAGATTATCTGCTCGAATTTCCTGATTTGATTTTGAAGGCCTTCTTAAACAAGTCCATCGCTTTAGGCTGACCTTTGACAGGGTTGGCCTTTTCTGTTTCTGTGGGCATATCCATGGCATGCGTATTGATCACGCAGTTTTCCCAAGGTCGTAGCTGCACGGTTGGAGCAGTAGCCGCTGGCTGAACAATCGCTTTTGAACCTGGAACAAGTTTACGAATTTCAGTCTCTGTTGCTGTTCCGTACCTCTCAGTCATCGCCGAAACAATCACATCGTTGATCGTTGTTCTGCCTTCCATGGAAATCAACTTTAATTTAGCCCATAGAGCTTCCGGCATAATAATAGAGGCCCGCCGTGAGGCAGACCTCCTTCCGGTTGGATGATTATTCTTCTTGTACTTCTTGTCTGCTGGCTTCTGAGTCATGTATCTATCCCTTAGAGAAGAGAATCCATTCTCACAAACCAGTCCATTGAAGTCAATCACGCAGCCAGTACTGGGTTACGGATTAGAGCGATCATGTCAAGTGCGGCTTCTGTGAGGCTCACAGGTTCATACTCTAAGTCATCGCTCAAACTACCGTCCATGTGCATCAATCGCCCATCGGAAGTCGGTATCAGCCAGTTACCATCACCGTAAGCGACTTCATCAGGAGATCTTAAGTAAGCCTTTATCCAAGCACAAGGCAGAGAGTCATCGACAAAGTTGCCCACCAGAGCCAGAGCGAAATCCTTGGGACAAGGTTCACCCTCTCTCCAGTTCGACCAGGTCGAAACAACACGAGAATCATTAACAATTTCAAGGCCCATACCGAAGCTAAGAGTAGACATACGAACACTTTCTATCCTACCGAAGGTGCAAATAGGTATCGCCAGACCAAACAAACACCCATCGTGAGTGAAAGAGCTTGATCTGCGCGGATGTATACTACTGAACATCGAGACACTAGTCAAGAGCTAAAGAGTGGGTATCAGGAAAAAGCTCTAAAACATTCCGTTTCTGCCATTCCTGACCACCCTAACCTCTTTTACTTCATATTGTTAACGCGATTGCGAATTTTCGCTTCCTGCCATGGGTCAAGCTGGCTTAACCAGCCCCTTCGCTTTCATCGCCGACTCAGCCATGTACTCCTTGTCCTGGTGAACCTGTGAGTAGACCTTCATGATCATGGTTACGTCCCTGTGTCCCATCAGCTTTGCCAATGTCACAGGATCAACCCCGTTTTGCAAAGCCTGTGTGCAGTATCCTTTACGGAATGCTCCAAGGTGAATCTTGACTCCAAACTTATTGCGAAGACGAATCATCGCATCCTTTACGGAAGTCTTATTCCACGGGTTGCCCTGTGTGTTGACCATAATTGGCCCCTCAGAGCGTCTCTTGGCATAATCCGACAGAATCTCCATGGCTCGATCCGATGCGATGTAGACCGTTCTGGCGTACTTCTTGCCCTTGGCCTCTGCCGCAGGGAACACGATCATTCGCTCATCCTTACGGAAGTGCCGAGCCTCGATCAGGACCAGTTCCTGAGGTCGCATACCCGTGTCCCAGGCAAGAATCATAAGATCCTTAAGCGGAGACTCAGGGATGTTGGACTCGATAAACGACCACTGCTCAGGCGTTATGTAATCTTCACGGGCTTCAGGAGAACACTTTTCAAGATGCTCCACAGGGTCAATCTCGATCAGCCTGTTCTTTTTGGCCCAGCTAAACAGCCTTTTGATAGCCCGTGCAAAGTTGTAACGGCTGTTAGCCTTCCATGTCCGCTGGCTGGAAATCATGAGAGAAATCTGGCTCAAGCTGACATTCTCTGCCACCGTATCTCCTTTCACGTACTGGGCTAACTTATCAAAATACATACCATACCACTGCCACGTTCGCTCGGAACGAGACGTTTTCATCTCCTCAATGAAGGCATCACAGATGGTTTTGACCGTTGGCTTGTTCGATTCCTCAGGAACCCCACCAGCCATGATCAAGTGCCATTTGGCCCAAGATTCTGCCTTGCTTTCTGCCAACTTTATCTGCCGCTTACCAACTTGTAAGTACCACGCTCTACGTGATTTACGGTAGAACGGTTCATTTCGCGATTCCATAGCTTGTACTCGCATTTACTGCCAGTACAACAGAATATAGCCGTTTACGAACTCTAACGTCTCGCTGTAAGTTCTTATTGTCTAAGGAATGGAGACGATCGGGATCGAACCGACAACCCCCTGCTTGCAAAGCTGAGGGCAAACTGTTGTACTGTATGGGTTTAGGTCATTTTCATCCCGCCGAACAGCTCGACGGGACAAGAGTGAATTTAGACTTCCGACCACCTGACTGTCAAGAAAAATCTTGATCCATTTCTTCAAGTTCTTTTTCAAGTTCCTTGAGAGCAGGTTTCATCATGGCGATTTGCTCGTCGAGAGTCAGATCTAAATAACATTTTAGTAAAGCTGATACGAGAGCTTCGGCTGAGACCTGTCGGCCTTCAAAAACCAATCCTCGTTCAGAGAGTTCGATGCAGTTACGCTTAATGCCTTCGTGTATACGAGGCGTTGATCGGGCATTAACTCGCGGTCCAGAGCTTAACGTAGCCATTACTATACGACCCTTTCCACGTGGGACGATTGAGATTTAGACACAAGACGTTCTTGCGTCAACCAAATAGTAGTCCGGCTCGAAACGATTGTCAACAAGAAAGTCAAAAATATTTTTTCCTGGACATGTCAGCGTTGACCCCTCTTCTTGTAAAGGAATTCTTGTCAGAGATTCGGTGGATAGACATTTCTGGTTCCACGACCTCCTGCGTATTTTTAAGCGTTTCGTGAAAAACCTGAAAATTTTTTCGTATTTGCTGTTGACATGTTTTGCGGGAACCGATATCTTCCACTATCCCAACTGGGGGATGACAAGAAGTCTTAACGAAGGGAGTCCAGCAATGGATTTAAAGAATCAAGCTGTTGTGTTGGTACGTGCAGGAATCGCCAAAAAGATTGGCAGACCACACTTTAGCTCGTACGAAGCAAATTGCCAGATTGAAATGTCGGTCGATCTCGGAATGGTCACTGATGAGCGTTTTCCACAATTGCTGGGAGATATTTACGACCGTGTACAAAAAGCAGTGGATCAGCAGATTGCCGAAGAAGTTGGTCGAGACGGAGTCTCTGCCACACCACCTCCTGCCAAGCAAAACCTGATTGAACAGGCCGCTGAACAGCCAACCGTGATTAAACCTGAAAAACCTTTCAGGGATTTCTTGCTGGCTAAGTCTCAGGAACTGGCTGTTGCTCCACAAGGGCTTGTCAAGCACTGGTACAAATGCTTTGTCGATGGCTCGGAAACGGATTTCCAGAAGCAGGGCAAAGCTCTTGCCGACTTGTGGGATGCTGGTCGCGTGGGTCCATTAGTCATGACGGAACGACTTACTCAACAACCTGTTGTCTGATAAGAACTGATCAGGAGGATCAACCATGCTAGTACTTTCAAGAAACCCTGGCGAATCGATTCAATTGTTTGGACCTGAGGGGAGGTTGCTTGCAACGATAACGTATATCACTCTGTCAAGCACGAGGTCGATCAGGGTTGGCTTTGAGGCTGAACCAGACATTACGATAGTTCGCTCCGAGATTTCGGGTAGACCTAATAATGGGAAAAAACCCGCTCACTCTCGGATGGATAAAACTACTTAAGGATCATGGGATAAACACTGTCCCGATGTCTTCGGAACAGAAAATGCCATTGATTCAAACATCACAATATTGGAGCGGTTTTCCCTTGTCGGCCATGAATGATTTGCAACCCAAGAATATCGCTGCTTTGCCAGGGCTGGCTTCACGACTTCTCGTACTGGACCTGGATGGTCCACAGGATATGATGCGTGCATTCTTCGAAACTCGACCAGCTTTACCGCGAACTTGGCAAGTTAGTACTGGCGGGGGTGGTTTGCACCTCTGGTTCAGGCTACCTCACTGGTACAAGCGACCCATCCCCAACGTGCGACTGTGGCAAGGTACTGGAAAACACGAAGAAGTCCTCGTCCTTGGTGACAGAAGGCTTGCTTCCTGCCCTCCTACTCAGTACGGCTCTGGGAAAATGTACAAATGGACGGGTTCAGTCAACCCGCTCACGGGCAAATGTGGCATCGCGCCGCAGTGGTTGCTCAGTGAAATCGAAGACAAAACGACTCAGAAGAAGCAACCTTTTACAGGATCATTGACATTTTCTGCGTCTCGTTCTCTTGCCCCATCCGATGAGATCCCTGAACGACTCTCTATCTTGCAGAGTTATGGCTTGAGGCTGGCTGGAAAGCCCAATCAGGCTGGATGGATTCCATGCTATCGACCAGGTGACCCGCATGATAGTCGGCCCAGTGCCTCTGTGCGAGTTGATGGATCGGTAGTCTGGACTAGTGGTGGCTCTATGGATTTCTGGGGTGCATTGGTTGCACTCCATGCTTTTGACTCGATTGAAGCCGCAGTGACGGCAATAAGAGGGATTTGATGAATTACTCTAGTGACTATACGAAGTCGGACGAAAAGGCTCCTCGCCACATTATGCCTGAAGGTACTCACCTGGGCAAAATCTTTGCAGTCGTTGATGTCGGGTCTCATCCCAAGACCTTTGAAGGTATCACGAAAGACTCCAGGACGATCAAGGTTGGCTTTGAGTTTCCCCCAGAGACCACAGGTGGTCGGCCCATCACCAAATGGAATGATTACGGGGCGTCGATGTATGCCACTTCCAAGCTACGACAGTTGGTCGAGAACGTGATTGCCAAACCGCTGAATAACACAGAGGCTGGCGAGTTCAGGATCGAATCTATTGTCGGCAAGTTCGTCTCTGTCGTTTTCACCCACTCGGTCAGCAAAAGGGATGGAGAGACGTATAGCAACATTGCACGCATCTTTCCGACAGCCAGCACCTTTAATTCTCAGGTCGCTGAGTACAGTTGGTGCGTTGACGAAGACGAAACGGCTTCTCTACCAGAATGGCTTTCTCGTATTGCAATGCAGTCGAAAGAGTTTAAACGCAAAACAGGTGGGAATTTAAGCCAGCCAGCTTATGTCATGGGGCAACAGGTTAAGGGATCAGAAGTGGACTTCACTCCACCTCCACCAGCACCCGCCCCTCCAGCCCCTGCAAAAGATCCTAATGTGGCTATGACGTTTGGTTTCTAAGGATGTGGGAACGCTCCATGGACGGGGCAACTTTTACTAGGAGGCAGTGATGATGGATGCAGATCAGAAAATCAGAAATGCTTTTTCGGACGCTGAAAAGGCTGTACCAGATGCAGAATTGAAATACACGATTATCCGAGAGGCTTTTGAGTCTCACAAAGATGATGATGAACGACAGTACGAGTACATTTACGAGCGATTGGCGAAGCCTAAAAGGTCTGCTCTTGCCCGTGATATGAACGCATGGTTATATCTACATAAGATAGCACATGAACTTCTGGCTCAGTCTCAGATCTGCTTACTTAATGCTGAAGGTGAAACACCTGGCCCACTACTTGCCCGATTGCAACGCCCAGTGATTAGGTCGCCCAGGAACTGGAGGATTTGCGGCATCTGTGATGGGACTGGTGAAGACCCAACGATTGCTCATTGCAATGGATGCTGGGGACACGGGTATTATGTCTGAGCTAACCTATTCTGCGTTAATGGATTGCGAGTTTTCAACTTATCCGTACCAGGATGAGGCGATTGATAAGATTAGGTCATGGGTCTACGAGGATGATCATAAAGCTGGAATTCTCCAGATGGCGACCGGATGTATATCCGGTGATGCAATCGTGACTATTAACCGTGGAGGCAAGGGTGTTACTCGGTCTCTTCGGGATCACTTTAGGCTTCAGGCTGACCCAAGGGTCAAACCTCATGTAGTAAAGCGTGTCCGAAGTTTTAACGGTAAGCACGTTGAATGCAATGGATTCAGCCGTATCCAGTCCAGCGGGGTCAAGCCTGTTGTTAGGGTTCGATTTGCAAGTGGACGAGAACTCGTATGCACTCCTGATCATAAGATCTTGTCGTCGAATGGATGGGTTGAAGCAAAGGACTCGTCAGGCAAGAGTATCGTAGTCGAAGCAAGCCAACGCAAGTCCGGTGACCGGGAGCCGAAGCCTAAGAAGCGATACAGGCAAGTTAACAAACTTTACTATCACCCGTACGCTGGGAAATGCGTCTCGAACAGAAGAGGAAAGTCTCTAAGGCTTTATCGCGTGGCTTACCATAGGCTTGTGGTTGAGTCTGAAATGAATGAGATGCCCCTTGACAAGTACATTGAATGCTTGAGAAACGGAGACATTGGCAAGTCATGGGTTTATCTTGACCCAGCAGTAACCGCAGTTCATCACGTCAACGGAGATCATACTGACAACAGGAGCGGAAACCTGGCGATTATGAGTCATCAGGAGCATTGGTCTCTTGAAGGCAAACAAAGCAATCACCTGAACATCGGCAAAACGCTGGTTGAAACAGACAATGTCTTTGCCGTTGAGAATGCTGGCTGGATCGATACCTACGACATCGTTAGCGTAGACAAGACAAGCAATTTCATTGCCAACGGAGTCGTTGTACATAACTGTGGAAAGACCGTAACCGTAGGTATTCTGATTCGTCAGTTGATTGAGGAGGGGTTTATCTCTCGAGCCTTGTTCGCAGTCCACCGGACAGAACTTGTGAAACAGGCAATAGACACGTTTGAATTGTGCGGGCTAATGGTGGGTCGTGAGCAAGGTTCCCATCACGGGTTTGCCCTAGGTGATCCGCATGTGGTTTGCACAACCATTCAGTCCATGACCAAGCGATGCAAGCGGTATCAGCCGGACGATTTCCAGTTGATCATCACGGATGAAGTCCATCACGCAGGAGAATCCAATAAGACATACTCATCCGTTTACGACCACTTCCCTGACTCAAAACTTGTTGGGGTCACTGCAACGATTGATCGGCCTGACGGACAGAGTCTGAAGCGTTTCGAGGAAGTCGTTTACAGCTACTCGCTTTATGACGCGATCCATGATCCTGCTGGCCCATTTTTATCACCTGTCAAGTTTGTCCGGTGTTCTCTGGGGGTTGACCTGAGGGGATGCAAAACAACGGGTAAGAATGGCGATTTCGCTCAGGGAGATCTTGGTCGTAAGATCCAGCCAGCCATCGAGCTATTAGCGAACGCGATCAGCAAAGAGATTGAGGACCGAAAGAAGATCATTGTCTTCATGCCTGATGTTGGCTCGTCTATCGCGATGGCTGATGCCTTGAAGCAACTGGGACATGCTGCGGACTGGGTCTCCGGTGATAAGCCTGACCGTGATAGCACGATACAGCGTTACAAAAACGGTCTCACAAAGATCCTTGTCAACTGCCAGATCCTCACCGAGGGGTTTGATGACAAGCCCACAGACTGTGTTGTTCTAAAGCCCACTCGAAGCCGGATCGCATACGCCCAGATGGTGGGTCGTGGTACGAGGCTTTGCAAAGATAAATCAGACTGTTTGATTCTGGATTTCTCACACACGACAGACATGGATCTGATTGGGCCAAGCTCGTTGACAGATTGTGAGGAGGTTGATTCCAAGCGTGCTGAGGAGTTGGTCGAGGAGGGTGTTGATCTGTGGCAAGCTGTGGAGCGAGCCAAGACGGAACGTAAACAACGACAGGAGATCAAGGTTCCGGTTGCCAGGCTGGACATGAGTTATCGGCGGGTCGAGATTAATCCATTTGAGCTTGCGGCTTCATTGGGTGTGTCCCGAGCCATGCTGACCAACGCCAATCGATTCGGAGAGCTTGCGACTCCCGCCCAGAAGGATTTTCTGAACAAGTCTGGGATGGCAGATGTCAATAACATGACCAAGCGTCAGGCTTCGCAGTTGATCGGCCAGATCATTGACAGACGAAACTCGGGGCTGTGTTCGATCAAACAGTTGAACTACCTGATTTCGCTGGGGATGAAGCCTGAAAAGGCTCGAGGATTGCAGTTTGGACAGGCAGCAGAAGCGATTCAAAAGTACAGGTCGAATCAGGCTGGATCGCAAGAGTAAGGAGGAACTCGGTGGAGTACACCCGTGAGTATATGGCAGCAATGGATAAGCGACTGGCTTTTGTGTCGGCTCACATGAGATTGACAACGAGATGCCCGTCATCGGAATTGATGGATGAGAAAGTGCCGTTGCCCCCCTGTGAGTTGCAGGAAATGGGACATGTCAACGGTGTTCGCAGCGCGAAGTTGAGAGAAAGGAAGAGGAGAAATGCTGGAAGAGAACCAGGTTGGAGAGCTAGGCAGAGAAATGCAAACAGGCAACAGATGGTCAACGATAGACGGGGCTACGATCACCCTGGTGGATGAGCCTTATAAGGCTGAGATCTTCTACTATGACGAGCAGGATTTGCATTACTTGACGGTTTACGTGCTTGTCGATGGAGTCTTTGCTAAAGATCAAGCCTTTGGGTTTTTGGAGTGGGAAGGTCATCCATCGAGGAAGCTGGCAATTCAGGCATTTCAATCCTACGTAACAGCACAAAGGGCAAGCTCATGCAGTTGATATACGAACCCAAGGTAAAGGTTGCAACAGTGTCGGTTTTCCGAGACTACGATCTTAAAGATTATGCGTCAGGCATGCACGCCCAGAACACACACAGCTTGGACCACATTCCCGAGTTTGCTGGCCGAGTATGCTACCAATCGTTCAAAAACCCTCGTCCTGGGGGCAACAGGGGTTACATTGGTCATATACTCGAGGTTGGTCATGGAAGCGTCCTGGAACACTCCTACGTGGGCTTATTGATCACAGGTGTTTCACGCAGCCTGACTCATGAGTTGATCCGTCACAGGGCTGGAACCGCGATTTCCCAGCTATCTCAAAGATTTTGCGAACCTGACAATCTGGGCTACATTGTTCCACCTCTGATCATTAGAGATCTTGTTGCGGAGCAATGCTTCAAATCAGAAGTGACTGCTGCGTCTGCCTCTTATGACCGGATGCTCAATGTTTGCACCACAGCTATCAGCCGGAGATGGCAGGATGATCATCCTGACGAGACAGCTGACCGTGAAGCATTGACGTATATCCGTAAAAAGGCTCGCGAAGCCGCGAGATCTGTTCTGCCAAACTCGATTGAAACTCACCTGTTCATGTCTGGGAATCTAAGGGCATGGCGAAATATCCTTGAACAGAGGGGTTCGATTCACGCTGACCTGGAAATCAGGCGACTTGCTGTGGCGATAGCTCGAGAAATCTACGTCTATGCAACAAGCGTCTTTCAAGATATGCACATATTCATTGATGTTGATGGGTATGAGTCTTTACGATTTGACCACAGAAAGGTTTGACCATGGACCATTACATCATGCTGCTCAGGCTTCTAAAACTGATTCAGTTGATTGGCGAAGTCTCGGAAGAGAGGCCTGAATTGAATTTCAATTGGTGGCTTCCTCTTGCAGAAAACAGGCTCAGATTAGAGATAAACGCATCCTCAGGGAGTATAATATAAATGATCAACTTTCAGTTGGAAGTGTTCAAGGATGGGCTTGAAGTTCAGGCTTACAAGGACTTGAGACAAAAGAATCCCGACAAGGCTGATAAGCTCCATTCTGTTGAAATCGATCTGACGAATCGGGTTTTGACACAGAGGGATGCGGAAGGCGTTGCACTCAAACGATATGAGATTAAAGAAAATGGCAAGCTCGTCGGAAAGCGAACAATATACGCACAGTCGAATCAGCAATTGCCCAGAGTACTACCGATTGGCTGATGGGAGGCCTTTCTGGCTGTTCTCAGCAACAGATCTGACCACCACACTGTGGAACCATGGAATTGTTGGCTGGCCTTATCACTGTGCGATTTCTGCTCTGGAACATCTGTTTCGGATGGGAGTCAAAGAGGGTGAGGCAGAAACGGATATGGAGTCGTTCCAATGGTGGTGGCATGATGTGCCAGACACTCTGGGTAGACGAAAAGCATACGACCTGGTAATCATCGAACGCAGAAAGCTGGGCAGATAAATGGCTGTTTACATAGGTTTTGATCCAGGCTTGAAGGGTGGGATATCAGCTGTCAACGAATACGGAGACATCCTGCATGCTCAGTCCATGCCTGTGGTCAAAGGTGAGAAAGGGTCGAGCATTGATTTTCATGCTGTCGCGACTCTTGTGAGGGAATGGGAACCGGACTTTTCTGTGATCGAGAAGGTGAACGCGATGCCTGGGCAAGGCGTGACAAGCATGTTTACCTTCGGCATGGGCTTTGGAGGCTTACAGGCTGTGCTTTGCACTCTTGACAGCCCATTTGCCCTTGTGAGACCTCAGGTCTGGCAATCCGCTGTGTTCAAGGGGCTGGACAAGAAACTGGGCAAAGCTCGCTCGATCATCTACTGCCAGCAACGGTGGCCTGATCAGGGTAAGCTCAAGGATGGCCCAGCAGACGCTTTGTGCGTAGCAGTTTACGCGAGGTCGTTGAAGAACTCGGGAATCATTGACAGTCGTTATTGAGACAACCGGAAACTGTAGGCCGATTTTTGCATCGATTTCGTCGGTGCTATCGCTGTGTTTTGCTGGCGAGCGACTCAGACATTCAAGTTGCAGTGACCCAGCACGACTGATCCAATCGAGAGGCGATAGCAAGCAGTTTCCGAGGCCCATGGATGGGCTACTTTTTTAGAAACTTGTGTAATCCGTACATCTTTTCTCGCAGTCTTCTTCGGCTGTTCTGGGCTGTGGATGATGGCACTCAAACAGGGGAATCTCCGACTTCATTCCACCGCATCCGCATGTTCTGCGAATCTTTTGATTGCCAAACTCGTTTAGAACTGGATCGCCTTTCAAGGCACAACCGTTGAGTATGCCGAGCTTTCTGCCTCTTTCTTTGTACCACTGGGATACGATTGAGGCTCGGGATTGGTTGTTGAAGCAGTTGCGGCAGATATCGTAATCGGTATCGCTCATCTCTCGTTTGAAGAAATTGCAAGTGCCTGGTTCTGTGCATGTGCATGTGTGAGCCATTATGGTGCGACCCTGATATAGGTTTTCGATCTGTCCGGTCCACGCCCTGACGCTTCTGTGTAAGTCACTTCCATAGATATCGTGTAGTCTCCAGCAGTATCCCATTGGTGCTTGATGGGTGTATCGAGGAAACAAGCGTCTGCAAGACCATCGCCCCAGTCGAGAGTGACAGTTTTTATGATTGAAGCTCCTCCGAAATCGACTCGAGGCAAGTAAGTCCATGGGACAAACGTGTAGGGATTTCCCACAGAACCTTTTACGGTGATATGGAATCCGCAAGTCGGCAGAAAATCCGTATTGTTTGGTCCGAATGGGATGCAGACGAGATAGGCTTCATTTCCCTCTTCATCCATTGGACTTCCTTCGTGGTCGGGGTCTTTCTCTGATGGAGGAATCGGCAGGTCACCCCCATAGCCAGGGAACAAGGATTTATCGGTCGCCTTCCATGGGATAGCGTTAGCCCTGTTGCCCCCAGTAATGTACGAGTCAGGACCGCTCCCGACAGATTGCCTGAAGTTGACTCCGATCAGAACTCCATCGTAGTACCAACTAATGTGAACGTACTTGTAGTGGTTCAGCGGTTCTTTAAAGTTGAAGATAAAGCCCATGCTATCGGCGTAAGTTGGATCGCACTCGATACCGTACTGATTGTGGTCAGGGTCAAATTCATGGACTGTCTTTCTGGGAATAGCTGTGGTGTAGACAGTCTCATCGGCAGGACGATCCTCTTCTGTCTTCAGCATAACAGTGTAAGGGTCTGGAATGTTAAGCTGAGGAAGATTGGACGATGGGTCGTAGTCTCCAGGCAACTTTTTCCATGCTTTTGCCACGGCTTTAATATTAAACCTGTCCAGTCCTTTGTTCTGGTTGGCCTCGATCCATCGACCGATGTGAAAGTGGTGACCTCCGCTCAACTCAAAAGCAGATCCAAACACGGTGTTCCCGTTGTCGTCGAGACTTGATTCGCTGGTGCTATCGCCAAAATAACCGTCTTCACAAGGCGTTGAAAATGCATATCCGTATGTAAGGAAGTTTCCAGATCCCAACGTAGCAAAAAACTTTTGACTGAGTTCTGGTTTGAGAACATGATCACCAAAGTGTGCATACCACCCATTAAGCCTGATTCTTATAGCGTTGCGACCGTCAATTAGGATCAGATTGTCAGATCCAGGCTTAAGAAGAATGTTTGTTGCCTTACTAGGTAAGATGTAAGATCCGTATTCAGAACTCCAGTCTCGAATCCCAGGAAACCTCCCATGCAGCATGACGCTGCATTTACCTGACAAGCTAAACCGAAGTTGGTGGTTAATCTTGTTCAAGCTGTCGCCCTGGGGGCCATACAAATAACTCATCCGTATCGGACCTGGGAAACGATTCCATGATACTGGAACGAAATTTCCATTTGAATCTACGTACGACTCAACCGTTTCGCCAAACGAGTGTCCCTCGAACTCAGTTAAACCCCTGAACAGGTAATCAAGACCAAAAAACTCTTCACCGTCGTGTACTGGAGGATTTACAAATTGAGGCCTGTTGTACCAGTACTCTGTGAGGTCTTTCCACCCGCTACGATTCGTGCCGGGATTCAGTTCGGACTGCTGGGTTACGTTGAGGTCAATCTGCGATGTCGAAGCAGAGGCTTGGAAGTACCAACCCGACCACCCGCGAAACTGGTAGACCTTGGAATCTCCGTTCAAGTCCTGAGCTGAAACCCGCCCGATTTTAAAGTCCTGAATGTGCGTTATAGCATCCTTGTCAGGGATCGAGGGGTTGACGTAGTATTGACCTGTGTCAGGATCGACTAGATCGATATAACCAAATTCCATGATGCCACCAAACCCGAATAAGCTGACAGGCCAGCCTGGGTCTTGCGGAGCTTTGCACCCTCTAGGAAAAAAAAAATAAAACCCCGGTGTGAGGATCTCGGGTTACTGGGTAAACCGTACTGACGTATTTTACAGAGGAATTTCCTAAAGTCCCCTCTGCGGTTATCGGTATCCTCTGCGTGGGATCAAAATTGTAAACCGGATCAAAAGAGAAATGCCCGCTTCGAGAGGACGACTTCCTCCAACTGCCAGCCCCTTGATCAAACTGCACCTCTGTCCATGAGTACCTGTAGATCACCCTGCCGGATGCAAAACTCTGGTCAACCTGTTCAGCGTTTTCTTCGTCAATCGAGACCCAGAATGATTCAACACCAGATACATCTGGTTGTACCGACCCGAATGTCGATCCGCTTTTAACGTATGAGCCAGGACCGTAATAGCCTGTAGTGTTTGTGCTTGCCGAGTTCCGGTTCAGCTTGGAGGCCGAAAGTGGTTCGCCAGCCCTAAATCGATCAGTCATGTTTATGCCCCTAGATAAGCAACCTTGCCGCCACTGAGCAGCGAGTTTACGCTTGCGGTTTCGGTAAGTTTTTGAAGGTAAGTTGCCATTTCAGCCGTGTTTGCAGCAGTCTCTTCGGCAGCGTTTAGCCCTCTATCAGAACCAGCGATCTCGTCTCGGAATGCCGCAGGAGAGAAGTAGGTCGAAAGTCGGCCTTGCATAGCCATCGGCGGGAGCGGTTGGAACTTGGCTTCGCGTTCTGTGGACATGGTGATGAATTTCATGACTTCCTTGTACATTTCGGAGTCAGGGACATCGGGCAATCCCTTGCTGAAGAACTCTTTAAGATCGTCGATACTTCTAATGTTTTGAAATGATTCGGCCAACTTCATAAGCCTGTCGCCAACTCCACTGCCAGCCGTATCCTGTGTGCCGTAGACGAATGACCGAGGGCTTCCTGCTGAAACAGCATTGATTCTAGCCTGAGCCTCAATAACGGCTTTTGACATACCAGGAAGTTTCGTACCAGGTCTTGCGATCAACCCTCGGTTTTCACGATTTAGCCTTATCGACCCTTCGACAAGTTGTTGATCTGCATAGAACTTTTTATCTGCTTCCTTCTGGGCGGGAGACTGGTATCCTGTTTGTCGAGCAATGAACTCCGAGATGGAGATAATCGTGTTGCCCATATCCTTTAAGGCTACTTCAAACCCGCCAAATGACTCAATAATCTTAATGAAAACGCCTGTCATCTTCAGGCTGAAGACAACGAGGTCCCTTGCTATGGTGAGAATTTGAATTCCAAACGCTTTGCCATACTCCATGATCGTGCTTCTGGCGTTATATGCGGCTTGCCCAAAAGCGTAGATATAGTCACCAGCACGCGAGATCGCGTAGACAAAAGATGTCAAGGCAGTTCCAAACCCACCTCCAGTGCCTCCAGCACGCATATCTTCAATTGACGCTTTAGCACCTTCCGCAAACCCTTTGAGTTTGTCGTATACGGTAGTCAACAGAGTGTTGCTGACAATTAACAAGCCCTTGGCAAAAGGCTCAACAACACGCCCCAACTGAACGAACATGCCCTCGAACAGACCGAGAATCTTACGCTGCTGGTTGGCAAATTCGTACTGCGTTTTCTCTAAGTCACCTGTGAACGGCATCGTTTGACGCTTGAATTCTGAGAGCATCGACATCGTCCGGCCTTCAAACATCGTCCCAGGCTTGCCCCGTGAGGCATCGTTCTTTGTGATCTGGTCCAGCATTGGAGCAGACATTGTTACGCCCATCCGTCTACCTGGCGTAAACCTTCCAGCAATCATTGACTGGATCATCTTGCCCATGTCATCGACTGAAAGGTTTAACACTGATCCTGCTTCTGCGACCTGTTTGAAAATATCCACGGCAGCCTGGGCCGACTCATCACTGGAAAGCGATGTTGTTTGGCGAACCTGTCCTGCGATACGAGTCATAAGCCTAAGCGAGTCGGTTGCCGAGATCCCGTATCTGGACTGGTAGTCCATCGAAGTGTCGATCAGCTTGCCGGAACCCTTACCCACGTAAACCTTTGCGGCGTTCTCTAATTCTGTCAGGGTAGATGCGGCTTGCACGGCTCGGGAGAGAATTCCGCTCACACCAAGAGTCAAGTTCGTAACGAAGTTAATAATCCCGCCCACGGCTTTGGAAAGCGAGTCCACGAAAAAGGTTAACGCCTTGGAGGCGATATCTAAGCCTGTCATCAATCCTTGGCCGAGCATGGAAACAAATGGGCCGATTACGGGGATTGCACTGCCTAAGGATGTGGCAAACGAAAGACCGATCTGTGTGAAACCTGTCAAGGCTCGAACAGAGTCTGTACCAGCGGAAGTGATACCCTTGAATAGACCTTCGACGCCACGACCAGCAGAGTAAACAGCATTGTTCATGATGTTCGCAGCATCGCCCAGAGCAAACGGATTGCGTTCCGAGCCTGGAAATGGCCGCTGAAATACTCGGAAACGGCTCATCAGGGGCATCTGACCGGGATTGCCGAAGCGGGAAACCATGAGCGGATTGCCCGAGCCACCGCCAAGTAAGCCTTTGGCTGATTGGAAGTCAAAGAGATTCTTGAGACCGAGCTTGCGTCTCCATGCACTTGTTGCAAGATTGCCGATAGTATTGCTGGCAGAAGAGTCTGAGATCAGCTTGTTGCGAGACTTTCTTGCCATCTCTTCTTGCTGTGCCGCGACCCTTTCACTGGCTTTTGCTGCCCTCTCTGCTGCTTTAGCGTCACGTTCCTTGGCTCTGGCGATTGATGCGTCGTATCGTTTCTGGGCTATGCCTTGGTCGATTGGACCAACAAAGTAAGCCGACCCTTGCCGACCTTTCAGCTTTTCAACATACAGTGCATCCTTTGCAGCTTTCATCTCCATTTTTTTATTGAACTTATCCGCTTGAAGCATGGCATGGAGACTGGAAGCGAAGTTGTTCTTGAGGTCGGAGGCAGGATTCCTAAAGTACCCAGTGTCAGAACTGATCCAGAACCCACTCTTATCTTTGCTTTTACCTCCACCTCCACCTGAACCTCCTCCAGATCCACCACCAGAGAGAACCTTGATCGACCCGATTCCTTTGAGTCCTTTGAGGGCTGTGGCGAGACCATCGGCGCGGATTCTGGCGACTGCGAGTTTACCGTTCAGGGCATCCAGAGAAGAAAACAGCTTTGATCCACTGAAGTTAAGCTGAAACATCGAATCAATCTTGGCGTTGGCTTTCGCTGCTACCCTGTTGATCGTGGAGAGAGCTTTAGTCAGTTCGCCGAAGTCTGATCCCGTGATATTGACAGAGTTTGACATGGATCAGCCCTCTATTGTTATTTCTGGGTCGAATTGGACTTTGTCGCCCACCATCCCGTAGTAAAGAAGGTTCTTAAATTCCTTGTACGGATAAGGGTATACGGCTTGAAAATCGTCTGCTCCTGCCATTCTTACTCGGAAAACACGTCTGCCTCCGGCGGCTGGAAGCATTTGCACTACGTAGCCAGTATTAAATGATGGAGTGCTAGTATCCGCAGGGACTTCGTTTACATTGAATGCAACTGTGACTGGAGCGGTCTTTCTGCTGTACCACTTGGCTACCGAGTCTGGTATTGGCTGATAATCGCCCGTATATCTCGTCTGGTTCCATTCCATGTTAGGATTAACTATAAATTCGTGCGAAATTTCGTAGCCAATCTTCCCCGTGATCGGACTTGTAGATTCAGTGATCTCTGCGGAATTATATAATACTCTGCCCCTAGAATACCCCAAGAAAGATTTCTTGTTGACACATCCGATGTACAGACCCTCAGGTGTTAATAGGGGGCCAACTTCTCCGGCAAATCCCGTTGTGCTATTCAAGTCTAACTGTTTAGGATTACCGATAGGACCGGCGTTTAACAAGTCTTTGAGGCTAACCCACGGGTATGACACCTTGAAAGTGATCTGAGGTTCTCTGACAGGAAATCCTGTTGATATTGGTTGAATCCATTCAGGCTTACCCATGTAATCGACGGGTGCGAGCTTGTTCATATTGCCTGGGTCGGACTGGTCTCCACCTGGAGTTCCTTTACGAATCACGATCACGTTAGGATCTATGAGGGTAAACTCCGGTTGCCCGTCAGACCTGGTGGGGACAACTCCCATTGGTACGTTCTTCAGCGACTCCATTCGTAACGAAGGCTGTATGTCGATTTTTGCGTAACGAATTCCATATCTGTTCTGATACGGATCAGGTTGCCAAGTGATATTGATTTGCCAAAACTGAGATCGGATACGTGGAAACGGTTGCTGATAGTTCTTTAAGAAGTCTGTTTCTATTCCATTTGTGGTCGTCATACGGAGTTGCTGCTGAACCATTCGGGTAAACTCAAGAACATCGGCATTATCCTTGTCCCATCGAGTCGTATCCCCGGTGTTGGACATTACTCCAAGCGAAGTCCGAGTCCCCGTGTCAGACACAGTCTTGGATTCCGACTGCGAGTCGAGTAGATCCGTTCTCGGTATAAGCTCAATATCCGTAATGACTAGATTTCTGTACTGGTTCTTTCCATGGCTGCGAAGGTCTTTATCGTTGGCAATATCCGTATCCCAGAACTTATTGTAGTAAGAGTAACGCTCGCGATTCCAACTCAGCATTTGCCTGAGGACAACAGGTAGGTACGCTACGACAGCCTTCTCGGTAGGACGACCATCTTCACTGTCTGCTATAACCTTGCACTTCCATGGGGCAACCCACGACTGCTGGCAACTCGTCAATCCGTTTTTGCCGTAACCTACACGCCAGCCAGTCATATCGGGAAACCAGTAGCGAGTGTGCGACTGAATGATCCCTGGGTCGAGCCATGAAATATCTACATCGTTTGGTTCGTCTGGAATTTTATCAATTTGATTGTATGGGATACCATCTACAGTAGTCGGGGTCGGAGGATTGATTATCCAAAAGGGGGTTGGGTCAGCCATTTACAATTCTCCGGTATAGATCTGGATCAACTTCGCCTGGCGGGATCGTGTTTTCGGACATGAGAGCAGCGATCTGTAAAGGAGTTAAATCAAGAACCTCATGGAAGGACATATGTCCATCGACAACGAGATTCTTGATCAACTTCTGATAATTCATTCCTGAATCACCTTTATGCGAACCGCTGCTCATTCCGCTTTTGGGTCGTTGTCTGGATCTTCTCCAGAGACAGCAATGGCGGCAATCCGCATGAATTCTGCGTAGGAGAGTTCCCCATACAGATCTTCAATCGTGGAATCAGAGACACCTTCGTTACGACCGATTGCGGCTTTTAAGAGTGCCTTCTGGCCTTCGTCTGAGTTGACCAGTAATTGCAAACCTTCGGGGGATGCCACCGGAGTCGGATAGAAAAGATCAGCTTTCAGGGCTTCTTTCATGACATCTCCCGCAACTTGTTTATCCATTCCGATGACCAGCTTTTTGGCCTTTTCTGATGGGAATGGTTGCAGTTTGCGGATGATTGCCTGAAGAACGCCCTGATCGCGAAGTGTAAGCTGACGAACCCGAAAGGTCGCCCCTGCCATCTTGACTTCGATTCCAGAGTTAGCCAATTTGTCGATGTAAAATGCTTCTGACATAGTGAATCCCACCTTTCAAGTGGATAGTGATTAAGCGGAAGGAGCGGGAGCCAAAGCCCCGACAGCCACATACCCTTGGACTATCTGCTTGCCAGACAATTCAACGCTCATAGAGACTTTAACTGCGTCGTCTGGGCTAATCGTTACAGATCCAGTTTTAAAGAATCCGTTAGGAAGCTCTTTAAGGTTTTGAATGTCTGCTATGAGAGCAAACGGGATCTCTGGGTCTAAAGTCGTTTCGACGCCAAAGAAGTTTTCATCTGGATTTTGAAGGGAATAGACGAAAGCAACGCACGGTTCGCCGAGGTACTGCATGATGTCATGCTTGTTTCGGGCTGTGGTTGGATCAAAGGTCATACCAGGACCGGGAGTCTGATTCACAGACGAGGCGATGTAGCCTGTAAAACTGAGAGTCCCAGACTTTAGTCCAGGAAGTTTAACCTTCCATCCATTCTGACAATTAGAGTTAATCTCAATAGTATCTGTGTCCAGGGAAAGCGTCCCTTCGGAAATACAGATGGAAAACCCTACGTCATAGGTGCTTGCTGCTGAGGTCAGGCCGCGAAAGTAGAGTTCTACAAAGCTGTTACGCCCTAGTGCGTATTTGTCAACTGGCGTTGGTCTTGGTGTTACTGCCATCGGAGTCTCCTTGGTGGGATATTAGTGTCTGACTCGGAATTCCAAAGTCGCAGTCCATATGCGGTTGCCTGTAAGGTTGGGCTGTTCGCTGTAAGAGGTGGCTCGATTGAGCAGTGTCATGTCAGCAACCCCGTCAAATTTCTTGCGGTCATAAGTCTGGATCGCTACCGAAGCCAGAGACTCGCAGTTTGCAAGTGTTGTGTGAGCCACGCTCAATTGCAGAAGAGACTCCGTCCAGAGTATCGCGTTTCCGCTGAGTGTCACCTGATTGCTTTGCACCACGTTGAGTGCGGCATAAGGTGGGAACAAGCCTTCAGGAATAGCCCCGACATACATCGGAGCTACTGAATAAGCTGTCCAGCGGTTGACGATCTGGGCAAATGGAATCATCGTTGGTAGGCGATTGTCACAACGGCATCGGCTGTGGAGTTAGCTGTGGCACACGTCAAAGTGAAGTTGGCTGCGGTGACAGCGATTCCATCCAGAGGTGCGCCAATCTGTGCGTATCCGTAAGACGGAACCTTGATGATGTCGCCCGTAGCACCTGTCAGGTTGTCAAAGACAAAATTGATCGGCACATTGGAGTTGTTCTTGACGCTGACAGAGTTGACCTTAGAGATCGTGCCAGTGTTACAAAACAAGTCTGGGAATGAACTGAGCGATACGGTAGTTGTCGCATTGGCCGCGATGCCCGTATAAGTCTTCTTGAAGATGCGGTCGGCGTACATCTGGGTGAGTTCTGTCGCTGTAGGCGAGGCGGGAACCCCTGTGGATGGCCGAGTGACGGATGATAGTGAGTTTGACTGAGTGACCGTGGATGTGCTATTCACATCAGAATCGGTCAGAGTCATGCTGGTAGACGCGCTGATTACGCCGGAAGCTGTGATGGGCATGGAGGTTCCCCCTGTAGTAGTACCGTTACCTGTTTCAGATCCAATTGAGGTTGGCATTTACGAGACCCGCCTCTAGAGACGATTTTTGTTGTCGGAAATGTACGGAACACGAAGACCACGGTTGTAAGTGACCTTGAGGGTCGCTTTATCTGCGAGCGATTTAAAGGCAGCTGGAAGTTTGTCTCTCAGGTAGGCCTTGTAGACTCCCTCCAGTTCCTTTGCGGTATCAGGCCAAGCCAGTCGTGATAGATAGGGTCGTGATGGATTCCATTTTGGGCCTTCCCGCTTCTCGCTCTTGGGGACAGACTGCCGTTTGATTTTCTGGCCCGAACCTTCGCTTTTAGGTCGTTTGTCGCCAAACCCGTCGTTCCCCTTGGAATACCAACCCGTTTCCAGGTAAAAGCTGTAATACTCAAGGCGACTGCGTTCAGATCTGTCTACAGCCCGAGGATTCACTTGAATGATTCGAGTTCCAATGGACTTGTTCTGTCGGGCTGGGTAGGGCGTAATGGCCGAGTTGTCGCTGAAACCTTCTCTTTGGATCTTATCTCGCCATGCGTAATCTGCTGGCTTCTTGGCGGCAAATCTCTTCTCGTCGCTGGCAGAATTGCTGGCTGGTCCTGGGAATTGACGGGATTCTACGCCCCTTCGCCAGTGGATTGAATCTTGGAGAGTTCCCGTTCTGCGTGCAGGGGCTTCGCCTGGTTGAGAGGACGGTGGATACTTTTCGCCCAATGATGTCTTTACTATTCGTACGGCATGTCTTGCGACAGCATCCAAGGCAGCGGAGTTAATCTTTTGAACCTGATTATTGTCTGAGATCCACTGCTTCGAGGCCTTTTGGGGCATGCTCTGGCTGGAACCGGACGTTACGCCGCTCTTTGCGATCTGATTAATCAGTTTCATTGCGGAGTTAATATCCATCAGGATGTCTCCACTACGCATTCAGCGGTTGTGTGATGGCTCAAAGAATTCCAGTCATTACATCTTACCACGTTATAAACATATGTTCCAACCTTTATCTGATTGCGTGCCGTAAGGTTACGCGAGCCTTTAAGCAGGATGTTATGCGTTGCAGCAGAACCGTCTTTGGCATCTTCACGGTCAACACCACCGGATCTAGGCTGGACAAGGCATTTGACTGTCAGAACGGGTATCCAGGATTGATACACGCCGCCCTGAACATCCTTTAGGGATTGCAGTTCGCTGATTACGGCTGTCTGGTTGAGGAAGTCGTCAAATGCCATTGACTGAATACCTCACGTAAGGAGCTAAAAGGTTAGCAACGGGATGCTTTGCTGTAAGAAAGGGTGTAGCACCAGATCGCGTGTATGAGTAGTCGCCAATTCTTTCGGACTGGAGCGACCCATCATACTTTGAAGAAGAGTACATCCCGTTGACCAGCTGGGCAATTGCGAGTTTTACAGGTTCTGGGCAATAGTCAAAGCCACCCGTGTAATCGACTGTGTAAAAATATTGCAAACTGTACGGGTTATCTTGCTTGATGAATGACTTAAATCTGTTTATATATGGATTGACGAATGTAAGCACGCCTGTGGATGGCTCGAGAACGTATTCGAGATTGATGTCCAGCTTTGTTTCGGTCAGGTTTGTTTCGCTGGAGTTGTAGCTGTCCACATAGCCGCAGGAATCGCCCTTGACAGGGTCTGACTGCTGGTAGATTGCGACTCGGGAAACACTTGTAACTGGTGTTCTGCGAAGGTAGATCCGCTGGCTTTGATTGATAACGTAACGCTCGGTGACTGTGTCCGATAGGAAAATCCGATTGCAGAACTTCTCTACTAACCTCGACGCAGCATCGATATAAACCTGGACCGTAGCAGATGGAGCATCCGCTAAAGCAGGAATGTACGTCAGGCATTCGTTTAGAGTCAGCAGAATATCCACAAGCCCTCCTTAAGCTCTCGAACCCCAAGGGACGACCCGAAGGTCGCCCCAGAGGGCCGAAAGGTGGGAATCAGTTGGTTCCCTTGGTCTCGATGGCAACATCAGGTTGCGGAACCGGAGTCAGGTTCGAGTTGTGCAGCAAGGCAACACCGTAAGTGGCTGTGCCAGTGGTCGCTACAACACGCATGTAAGGCTTGCTCACAAAAGCGGTTGTGTTTGACACTTGGACAGCCGTGTCCTTGCCTGGGTGGTTGACGCTGATTGCCAGAAACTGGTTTGTCGCAGCTGTCGTAGCAGATGCAGAGATTGCAGCACCAGGAACAGCAGGGACGGCAGTGATCGGTACGCCAAATGTGGTTGATACCTGATAACCGACCGTAAGGTCAGTCCACGTGGAACCATCGGCTGATTCCTGAACCTTGATTGCCGAGGATGCAGCTAGAGCGAAGTTGACCAGAAAGGTCGCCCCACCGAAGAGTCCGTTGGCACTGTTTACCTGAACAGACGAGCTGTTTCCCGAGGTAAACACAAGGTGCTTGACTTGAACACCACTTAAGAGCTGATTATGACGGGACATATGGTTCTCCTCTTGTGCTTATATCAAGATACCTTGATGAATTTGCCGTATTGTTCTTGGATCGTGTCTGCACCCCAACGCAAACGGAAGAGGTAAACACGGCGATTGTTCACGGCTTCGATTTCATTTAAGACCCGTACAGATAAGCCCATACGAATCGGCATGAACACGCCTTGCAGCGATCCGAAGAACGCAACTGCGTTACCACTCGTACCCTGAAGAGGAGCGAACTGGCAGTAGCTGATTGGGAACCCGTCAATCGAGTCAGGAATCGGCTGGACGATGCCAGGGAAGTTCTGACCGCTCTGGAACAGGTACTGACCGTTGGACGCTTTGAACAGGCTCACAGTCTTCGCTGTTTGCTGGTGCATCACGAAGCTGAAGTTTGGCTGGGCGTATTGAGGCAGAATGCTGAACCGCATGGATTTAACCGTATCAGCGTCCAGCGTTGAGCTAGAACCAGATGCAGTCACGAAGCCGAATTTACCTGCCTCGCCACCCGAACTGCTGGAAATCGAGTTCCAGATACCCCGAGGTTGGCCTACACCCGTACCGTAAGCGAGGTGCTTTTCGTAGTGGAGATCAAGCCAGGTTTGCAACTCTTGATTGAAGTAGGATTCCAGATTGAATCCTGAGTCTTCCAAGAGCGTGTTGGACATCGAAATCCGGCCCATGTACTCATGAACTGGGATCGAGACTTCACCAAAAGTTGGCTCAAGGGAAGCACTTGGTGTTCCGGCTTCGCCTGTCCACATACCCTGAATCGGGCTGGTATAGACATCGTCGCGGAAGGTGGTACGCAGCATGACAACACGGTTGCTATTGGTGGTGATCTGACGAACACGACCACGAAGCGTTGTTGGGGCTGGCTTACGCTGAATGACTTCATTGAGCATGTCAGGTGGTACGAAATAGCCAGCACCTTCGTCGATGCCTTCGACCAGCGTCTTAAATGTCCGAGCGTAGTTGTTCTTGAGCTTGTCTTCACCGAAGTGGAGGAAAGCCTTGAAGGCTCGGGCGTATTCTGGAGTCGAAATCGACTTGTTTTGTTTCTCTGTCAGGATGCCCAGACCATCGTCTTGGACCTCACCTGAATCCGAGATCGTTGTGAACCCAGCAGAGCGTGTTGAGCCACTGTAAGGCGTGCCAACAGACTTGTTTGTCAGGTCGCGATAGGAATCGAGGTTTACGGAGTCGAGGGCGTCGGCTTCGTCGATTTTGGCTTTGAGCGTAGGCAGGGTCTCTTGCAAGATTGCCTTGTAGCGAGCTGTCTGGTCGTCGTTGCGATCTTCGTTCAACCGAAGTGCTTCAGCCTCAGCAAAGGCACTTTTGAACTCAGCACGCAATTTTGGCGATGCTGCCATGGGATTACTCCTTGATGTAGGCGCGAAACGCTTCGAGAAGGTCGTTTAATGGGTCTTCAACTGCAACTTTTGCCTGGGCCGGAGCTTCGGCGGGTTCTTCTTCCGATTCGGATTTGATTCCGGCATCGACAAGCAGAGTTTCAAGCATTTCGTAGGACGCTTTGACCTGGGCGCACACTTGGGCCAGTAGGTCTGCCGTTGTTTGAGAGATCTTTCGCCCAGCTTTGAAGGACGAGATGGCTGTTTGTTCGTTTGCACCGAGTGCGACTGGAGAGATTTCCAGTAGTTTTGCTCGTTTGATCAGGCGGGAACCGCTTTCGGCTCGCATCAACTCTTCTTCGGATGGGCTGTATCCAGCCTTCTTCCAATAGTCGAGCGTGTCTTTCTTCGTCATTCGCTTGATTTGCAATGGGATAATACCCACCGACAATTCCTTGACAACGCCTGACGTGATGAGTTTGCGATCTTCCTGAGCTTTGACCGTATCCACCAGAATTGCCTCGAGGAACAGCCCTTTGGCATCCTCAAAGAGTTCTACTGGCTTGCCGATAGGATTCGCATGGTCGTGATTCACGCCACCGATAAACCCTTTGGACATAAACCTCTGGATATCAGCCTTGTAAGCACCTGGGGCAATAATGTCGCCATGATAATCAAGGAAATGGAATGTCGAAGCATAGCCAGCGAACCCGCCAGAGTCGGAATTATCAACCCTCGGTGCTGGAGCCAGCTTGTAAACCAGACTTAGTTCCGGTTCAGACACGATATTTTCCTCGCAATGGATAGATACTCACCTATATATATTAACAGATAAACAATTGTTGATGCAAACTAAATCTTTTCCGGTTCTGCCGTGTAGTCTCCCGCACGAAAAACGCTCACTGTCTTCAGGTATTTGTCGTGGGTCTGATCGGCCAAGAGGAGTTTTAGTTGCTGACGGAGTTCGTCCATGACCAGGTCGTCTTCGCTACTTAACTGCATTTGAGAGGCATGTAGCCAGACGCCCAGAAGCGATTGCAATCGGGAGTGATGCAGGACACAGGCTTGAAAGCCTTCGTTATCTTGAACGTCAATTTGCTCGAGATCGACCAGTAGCGAATCAATCGGAGACTTTTTCGTGACTTCATCGTCGCCGTCTGGTTCTTGAGGCATGTCTGATAGTCCCTATTGCCAGAGCGATTGTGTTGAAGATCAAGTACAGGTAGAAATACAGCAGGAACAAAGACCAGGCTACCAATTGAGTTTCGCCCAGGGGATTTCTTTACGAGTCCAGCCAGCCAGATCGCTAAAGGCCCAGGAATCACCCTCTTTAAGCATGCTTTCCGCAGTTTTCTTGCGGATCTTGAAGCTACCAGCGGGCATCCAGTCGGGTTTCGGGCCTGAGATCCAGTCGTTGCCCCATGAGTTCAGGATCACTGCGGACTCGTCTGAGAGGTCAATCCCAATGATGATCATCTGGTGCGACCATGAGCCTTTAGGGGCTGAGAATCCGTTTGCATCACGCTTATAACTGAACCCCTGATCGGAAGCGACTGTGACTGGGTAGCCAGAGGTAATTGCACTGACGAGTTCATCCCACTCGTCCACCTTGGCGTAAGACTTGATTGGGTGGAGCTTTGCTGTAGGCTCGAGGTCGTCAGGAACACCTTTACGGGCATAACTTGAGCAGCAGAGGGCTGCACTGTAATTTGTAAGATCTACGGATGCATATTTCTTACGGGGGAGAACGCCGTATTTCTGCAAATACTGGGCCGCCCAAGCTCCGACAGAGCCTTCCCCTGAAATCCTACCACCACCAATTTCGACACGACTTCCCCAGTAAATGGACATGCAGTCAAGGCGACCGGGATTTTCAGCACCTTTATCTGTTATGTCTTCGGCCACAAGAATTTCTGCCGCCATAGCAGCACCGTTAGCAACGCATGATCCGCATGAACCCTGATTGTAAATCCATTTGTCCTTACCCCAGACCATGTCCATGTACCTTGTCAGTATGACAGGCCCAGTGGGAGCGGAGTCCATGAGGTGGGGGGCAGTTGCGGAAAAGCCTTGAATTCCGTTTTCGGAGACGATTCGAGCGACTTCCTGTGGGTCTTTATGCCAGCCGAAGCCGAAATTGAGAGCGTCATAAGGGGTCATTTGCTCAACTCCTCACAGGCTTTCTTGATTTCAGCTAATGCCGCCAGCAGTTCTTCGCGTGTCTTGTACCCCTTGCTTGCAAGCAGATCGCCAAGAGCCACGCCAGACCAATAAGTCCGAATCCCATTATCGTCAGCACTCTTTGCCAATACTCCGATGACCTGAGCCATGTCGAGGCCCAACGCTCCAGCCTGTGCTTCAGTTATCTGTATCGATTTGTCGAGGGCTAATGCCCCTTGCTTGCGTTTTGCCTTGTCAGGCACAGTAATGGTCACTATGGACCAGAACTCGTTTGCAAGGCCTGTCAGGTTCGGTGGAACGGGCTTCTTTTCAGGGTCAGTTTCCTGCCCGTCATAAGCCTTGACTGTTCCAGATTGTGTTCCAACAACATACGTCCTGCCTCTATCTACAAAAACAATGGAAACTTCCGTCACCGGAGGTACATTGAAAGAGGGGATCGAGGTCTGCCCAAGTAGCATCAGTGCAGCGAAAAGCATAATCAATCCCACCCTTCCGGTTTGTCCTGGTGTTCCCACTTCTCATACCAGTCGTCATCCATAGACCAGTAGAGACACAAGGACAAACCGATAAGAATTCCAAGTATGATGTATCCGAAAGTGGCGAACACCCGTATCACAGGCCAGCTGTCGCTGCGGCTACTGCTTTGGAAATAGCGTCTTCACGCTGAACCATTGCGGCTTTAACCGTTTCCTCGTTGAGGCTCACGACTTCGCCCCTGGCGAGTTGCTGAAGCAGTTCCTTAATCACTTCCACGATCAGTGGAGTCATCAGGCGTATGATGAGTTGGGTAAACATTATTTGCATGCCCCGCTGGGACAGATGTAGATGTAATTCATTTGCGTTGCCGCTGGCTTGCTGTGGAAAAGCGATTTCCGTGGGCGGCGACCACCGTTGTTTGGGCGAGGCGGCAAGGTAATTAATTTGGCAGGGCGTTCAACCGTTACGATTGCTGCCGTTGGTTGCTGGACTGGATCGCAATTGCCTTTTGGGCATTCCGGCTGTGCGGCGTACAAGAAAATGGCTTCGATAAACATGATTGCTCACCTTTCAAGTGGTTGGGATAGATGGAACCGTTTGACCAACCGGCACTTAGATCACCTTACCCTTCTGGGGACGGAGGTTATTTCAGGTCGATTGTCTCTTCTTTGTCAGTCGAAGATGATTTTGATGTCGGGGAGGAGTTGGATTGCCGCTTCTCTTTGAAGCTCTTCACTAAGCCCGCACTTGCATATATCACAGCCGCAACGCTGTATAGCAACTCTGCCCAGCTCAGATCGACATTCACCAAGTTGGCCCCCACCCAGTTTGTTGTGACAGCAATTGGGCCGATCACCCATCCCACATTGGGGTTCAGGAGGTCGAACGAGGGGTCGGGTGTTTGCATCGCTAAGATCCGTTTGGGGTCTTGGGGTGCGGTGCGGTCGTATGCTGACACGGTGGCGACGGAAGACGACATTTCTAGGCCTCTTCATATAAGCATATTATAACCTGTTACTCGCCCTCTTGTAAATACTTCATCCCGACCTGATGAGCCTTAAGCAATGCTGCCAAAGCGGATGCGACTGAAATCACGACTGCTGCTGCCGGACCTACATAAATCTTGCTGAGGTTCTCGAGGATGACAGTCAGAAGGGTTAGAATCAAAGCCGAAACCGAGCCTGTTCCGAAAGCCTTTAGGAGCGTTGATTTAAGCTCTTCGACGTTGATGTAGCCTTGAAGGCTCGGCAGATTGTTCAGTTCGTCTTCGCTCATGTCACTCCCCCTGCTTTACGTTGAATCCAGATTTGATCATATGTTCTGACACAGATTCGATGCCGGTTTGGTGGATCACGTAAACTTCGGCCAGATAGCGAGCGAAGGTCTGCTGGAAGTCCTGGGTGGTTGTGATCACCAACTGCTTGCCCGATAGAAGCGTTTCCAGTTCAGCCTTGGCTCTAATGCCTTCCATTGCGAGCGACTTGTGCATTTCTGGAGCGTTGTAGCCTTTGAGCCGCACATGCTGCCGTGTTTGCATGTCAAAACCCAAGTCAATCATCAAGACAGCGGTATCACCATCGACGATGCGTTCGAGTCTGGCTGCGTAGGTGTAATTGACAACTGGCGGCATCAGATTGGCCTTGGTTTAGGTGGCACTGGGATAACGCTGGGATTCCAGGTGTAGTCTGGGTCATCCAGATAGTTCTGAAACACCGGAGCAGGCACATTAACGAGCTGGGTGACCAACTGGGCGTGCCGTCTGGAATCCACTGCATACCGTTCAATTGCTTTTTGCCGTGCGAGGCGTTTCGCCATTTCTTCAAGGCTTGGCTTTTGTCTTCTCATGAACCAGTCCAACAGTTCTTTTCCGGTCATTTTAGCCCTCTTGGAACGGTGAAGCAGTGGCCCAGGACGATTCCAACACCGAGTGCAAAGCTGAGACTGTGCTGATTGACTTCCCAGATCGCCTCGCTCCAGGTTGTGCCGCCGCTTTGCCACTTGATCAGATCAACAATCAGCAGCACGATTGCAACTGTGATCAACACGACAAAGTTCTTAGCAGCGGCACTAAAGGTCATCAGATTGGCCCGTTGGATGTTCCGTTGGATGTGCCGTTGCCGTTGTTTGTTGGCCAGAGTGGTGGCAGGGATGCGAAGAATTCGCCCACGGTTGGAAGTGCCTGTGTGCCTGCCTGAACAGCCTGAACCATGCTATAAAACAAGCTCCAGATAGTGTCGCGATAAGCGATTGCGGCATCACCTTCAGACTTGTAAGTTGTGATGTTGCTCAGAGTCCAGCTTGTGGCTGAAAGGATGGAATCGTATTGCTTCACGGACACCGCTTGATCGAGAAATGAGCCGATGCCGTTGCCGATTTCGGTGAGCCTTTGAATTACATAAGCCTGTTGTTCTTCGGCTGTCAGATTAATGACCGTCCACGTATCGCTCACGAATGTGCCATCGAAAGCAAAGCTCTGAGAAAGCCGCTGTGTGGCAGGGTTAAACGATGGGATTGGCGATGGGGTGTATGGGTAATAGCCGTATGTGGCTAAACTCGCATCGTCGAGGGCATTAAAATTGCTGACAGTCGTGAATGACTGTGGTAGCCACTGTGGGCCGGAGATTTGACCGTTTGGATTGACTTGGCAATATTGCATGACTGCGCCTTATGCGTTGGGGTATGGGGCTGTTGGTACGGTTATTGTGCGAGCGTATTTGGTAA